CTAGCTCGATGAGCCGTTCACAATTTTAACTGCATCAATCCAGCAATTTGCATATATCGTATCATTCTTGCCTATATAAATATCTCCGCTGCCGGGGTCATAAATGGCCTGTCCTGAATTTTGCGCAGATACAGTATTTGGGGCAGCACTATCAACTGCTATTCCGAAGACATCGCCTGTTCTGGTGATTTCTATGAGATGAGTCGATGATCCTCCAACATAAGAGGACGTCAATAAGGGACTACTGTCCCATGGGTAACCGTAGCTGACGCCATCGCTGCTGGCTTTAAACCCTACCTTTCCTAGACTACCATTCCAATATGCCATCCAGGATACGCCCGGACCAGAGATCAACCCCGCATTATTTGGACAACCTCCGGCACCATTTTCTTTTATATAAAAACTGATCTTCCAATCGTTTGCTGCCAGATTAAAGTCAGCCGAATAAGGTGTACTGATATAACTGCTGCTACCATCGAGCTCGAGGGATGCTGTACCCTCCGGATTCCAGCTGGTGTCAAGCTGAGCATTACCATAAGCAGTCCAGGTCTTGCCTGTCTCATCTGTAATTGTTGTCGATCCATTCGTGCCATTAAAATTCAATTCAGTCGCTGTTATGGGTCCAGAGGCCGGCATATCTATGCCATTAATCTTTGCGATATTCTCCACGGATATCCCGTTGATCTTGGCAATACTGGCGGCCGCTACCCCGTTTAATTTTGCGAGCGTTGTCGCCATTATGCTACCTCGATCAAGGTGACATTCCCCAGGTTGAATTGAATGACGTTTTGCTCAAGCACTCGACCCAAGACTGCGATTTCATCCCCGGATGTTGACGGCTCGGTCAAGGTGATTCCTCCCGCGGTGGCCGGGTCCGCATACACGAGCTTCCCCTCGTCCTGATTCGTGGTCATGCTCCAGCCATCATTGCGGGCGATACCTGTCCCGAAACCGTAGGAAAAAGATGATCCCGCCCCGGCGGCCGCCTTTATGGCGATCGCACAGGGGGCCTTCAGCTTGTCGGCTCCGTTTGCATCATATTTGAACCATTGCATGGTACCGCTCACGTTTTTCGGGTAAAGGTTATCCCACTGAGAAAAGGCCTCACCCGCGATCCCGCTCGTCACCGGACCCTGCCATGTGTCATCGTCGGGGCTTGAGCTGAACCATATCTGCGGACTCGGGGCGGAACTGGAAGCGGCGCCGGCGGTAAAGTCGTTTTCATCCTGGTCGTCAATCCAGCCGAGCAAAACAATGGCAAGCTCACCATCCGTGGAAGATCCCCGATAATAAATCTGACTCGACGAATCGACTTTAATTCGCTTTTCGTCGGCGTCGGTCGCTCCGTTAGCTACCACGTACATGCATGTCATGCTCGTCGGGGCATAATCCGCGTCGGTTGTCGGACCGATGTTCATGTAAGAGGTTCCGCTAATTCCAACGCGCTGGCATATGGCGATTGCCGTCATATTCGGGGGGACTGGCATTGTTGCGAGGTTTCTTGATGTGTTCGGGATCGCCGCCAGGGTCCGGACGTTCACCTTTGTATTTAAGCTGAACTCCCGTCCGTTCCAGGCACCGTTAAGGATGTTCGCGCTCGAATCCGTCCTCAGCGATCTCACACGGCGGAAAAGCGTATACCCGGAAGGCATTGTCGGCGCGGTCTTGCTCAAGGAGATCAGGAGATCTTCATCATCGTCATCCGGGTCGTCGGGATAGATGGCGTACACATAATAATCTGAGCTGGCCGCAACCGTCCCCGTGTCAAGGCCGCCCGCATTGTTCCCGGCCGCCCAGGTCGCATCAATCTGCTTCGTCATGGCAGACGGCAGGACTATCGTGGCCGCGTTCGTTGAGTCCCTGCAGAGTCCCGGCCCGATTGTGATATCGTGATCCGTGTCGGTCGCGTTCGACATCGCAAAGCCGACTACCCGGCCCGCGAGGTCGGTGCTCGCCGCGGCCGACAGGATAGCCCGAGCCGCCGCCGCCGTTGTGGTCTCCAGCAGGCTCGTGATGAAGGTCCCGAGAGAGAGCGCAATCGGACCGGAAAGAGATATGGTCCAGCTGGTCTCGGTTCCGCTCCCCATGACATTTGTCACGTTGACGACCATGGCCCCGGTGCCGGACGTGTAGCTCGTCACCTGCCCATGCATCCAGTTTGCGGAGTCGTGAGCTATCATGACGCTCATGCCAACCTGAAAAGACTTATCCGTATCAGCCGTGAAAGACTGAGACCCTGTGCCGATCGTCATGGAGGTCGTGCTCGAGGCCGTGGTGTCGTTCAGGTTCATGGCCGCCGCGGTTGCATTAAGCTCAGTCACGAAGGTCGTACAGAGCCATGATAGAAGGGCATCTGCCAATGTCGAAAAATTCGATGGATTCGCCCTTGACGGAGCCTCGGGAACTGGCAATGTTATTGACATAATGTCCTCCTATGTAAGACCCATAATTTCGATACTAAAGATTGAATATCGCGGATAACTTAAAACGAGATTAAAATCTTCACATATTCCATAAACGATTAGCGACGTGTAATACTCACTCGCGATCCAAACTATAGGTGTATCTATATAATATGCGAGCACATTCTCAACATCATCCACGGCACGGTAATCTACTTTGAAATCACATGACATTCTTTTTGCGAATCCTCGCTTGACAATACGATAGACTCCATAGGCGTCAGCCTCTTTTGTTGAATAGCTATGGATTCCCGCTTGAGGGCTATACTGAGTTGTTCCGAGGTTTGTTTTCACACCCATGACAATCCCGCCGACCTTAGCTGTCCCGCCAGCCAAGGTGAACGTGATGTCAATGACCGTGTTGACATAGGGGAGGAGATCGAGCAAAACATAATCAGTTATTCGGAAATAGCTTGAAAAGAAGTAGGTGTACCAATCATAGACTTCCGTCTCGCCACCCCCGATAATGAGGGTTCTGAGCATTTCTATTGTCTCGTTGTAGATTTCCCCGGCCACGGGATCGGTTGAGACCACCTGAATCGAGGAAGCGTCGACGTTCAAAAAGGCGATAGCGTCTACCTGTTCGCCCGGGGTAATTGTATATGTGATCGTGTTCGGGTTGGTGGTTTGACTGCCCACGGCCTCGTCAAAGACTTTCCATCTATTCGTTGCGCTGACTTCCGCCCATTTCGGCGTTGTCGCATTGACGTCCGTCGGCGGGTAATTGCCGGTATTGCTCCCTGCAAGCGATTCATAAATCATATGAACCTTGTCGGTCGGCGCCGTGAAAGTTGGGTTTGCAATGCCCTGATCGGCCAGTTTTTCCGGCGTACCCGTAACGCCTATGACTTCACCGAGCACAAAGGTACCTGAACGCTCCCGCACGTAATACGTCAGGGAGGTTATTTTTGAGACTGCAACGCAGGTTTTCCCGCTTGCTTGACCTGTGATAATATCTCCAGTCGCCCAGTCCGTTGAAGGTGCGATGTCAAGGGTCAGAATCTCACACCCTGTCGCCACCATACAATAATCCCCGGCCGCATACGTCTTGGCCATCTCAAATTCATCGTAGTCGGTTTCCGCGACGTTCGAGGCCGTGAGCATTGCATCAGTGATTGTGATCGGTCTTATTATCTTCACGAGGTCCTCATAAGCAGGCCTTCGGTTTTCATTTCTAACTCAAACAACTCAAGGATTCGGGAGAATTTCAAGTTGTACTTGGCAGTCGATAAATTGCCGATCTCAATAACTTCCCGCAGTGCCTTTATCTCCGCCAGCAGTTCTGGATTGTCAGCTCCGATAACCGTCGCTGGATACCCATTCCTGGGGCTTACAACCAGTTCCGTGCCGTGGAGCTGCGCTAGGTAGCCGGATTCAGGCCCGGTCGAGATCCCGCCCTCGGCATACCCGCTGATCGCCCGGAGATAATCCAGCCTTGTCGCGTAACTTGATTCGCTCGTGGATGAAGCCAGGTCCTCAAGGTAGGAATAATACTGGTCAGCTGATTCGGCCAACTGCATCATAGCGACATAGGCAGCTTGCCCGGCAGTTGTCGTAAGATCAAGAGATTCAACAAGGGCCCGGTACTGACTTCGCGTGTCCGGCAACTCAAAGCCGTATGATTCCAAGGAACCAGTAAGGTCGGACCGCAGTTTCTCTTCCTTTTCCGCGTCCGTAAAGAACTTATCATAATAGGTTTCCATGGCGTCAGTGAGGTCCTCAAGGGATCCGGCGATGTCGATAAGGGCCTCGCTGAACGCGATCGCCTCTGTTGTCGTACCCTCAAATGCCGCGTTTGTCTTGTCCAGCCAGTATTCGATCACCGACTTGTCCTGGAGGATTCGGACAGCGGTTTCCAGTAAGCCCTCGTTGAGCTGCTGGTATTGTTTCAGAATGTCCCCGAATAGGGCTGAAACTGCAGTATCGCCAATGGTGGAGATAGCAGAGGAAATAGCCTCGCTGATTTCGTCCGTTGTCATGTCTTTGAGATTCAAGGTAAATCCGGAGAAGGTGTAATTCAGGGTTTCCTGCATGTCGGCGCCGAGACCAGCTGCAATCGACACTAGAGTCTCACCAAGATTTTTATAAACGAGCGTGAACATGGCCGTCGTGTCCCCGCTCATGGCCTCGTAATAGGTTTGATATGATGTTTTGTCCTTACCGAACAATCCGCCGGATGTCGTTTTCTTGACCGTATTGTAATATTCCCCGTATACGCTGGCGCCGGCGATTAAATCGGCTATGGATTTTCCGTATATACTGATACCTGACTCAGTTAATTCATATGATGTTTTTCCACCAAATAGCGAGCTGGCGATGCCACCAAAGAAACTACCCAGTGAACTGCTCAAGCCTCCCCACAGCTTCTCGTAAAAACTCGCTATTCCGGTATAGCTGCTCTCGGATAAGGACACAAATTGAGATACCCCACCATATTGAACGATGCTGGTCACGAGTCCCGTTATATTGTCGTTCAGGTCCTTCATTTCCTCGTAGATTCCGGACAGCTCCCGATATTCCATGTCGTAAGTATCCTGGAGCATTTCGAGAGAGTTATTTACAGATTGACTCCCTTCTGTCGATCCCAAGGCTGTTGAGTTCGACGTAGTCGTTGAATATGATGTGGGGGAGGAAGTTCCTCCGTTTACGGATTCATCTATAGTGGCAAGAAGAGAGATCATGGCAGCCGTCATTGCGCTTATCCGATAAAATGCTGTATAGGGATCGCCGAGGCCCTGGTTTGCTATGGTTGCCACGGCATTGGCAACCGCAACGCCTTTCTGTGCAGACTCCATGGTGTTTGCGGCAGCTGTCCAACGATTGGCCTCCGACGATCCCTGTGCATATATGTCGGCCAGATCTTCAAAGGAATTTCTGAGTTCTCCGAATCCCGCCGCGAGGTAATCAGTTTTCTTTTTATAAAGCTCCGTCTCGAGCTTCCCTTTTTCATCGGCCGCCCATTTTGCCGCGGCGACATCATCGTCATACAGAGCGGCCCGGCGCTTTTCTTCCTTGTCGATCCAGTTAAATATATTCTGCCGGTAGGCATCCTCGTAACCGTTAATCGTAGAATAAAAATCGGCCAGTTCGCTGGACATGCCCCAATATTCCTCGATCAGGGCATTTACATCGATTTCATTTCTTTGATCCGGTGATAGTTTGGTTCCGGTCATTTTTTCATATTGAGATATCTTATCCCAAAGGTCGGCACTGATTTCCGATCTCCTGCCGCCCTGGGTCCGCCAGTATTCAGTAAGGTCGTCGGCCTGCTTTTTCTCCCATGTCACATAACTGGACATGGCCTGCTTCTGGAACTCGATGGATTCGACAGCCCTTTCTGCCCTGACATCCTCATATTTCTGCCACTGTTTTGAATAATCGGAATAAAGTGTCTCAAGTTCTGAATTTTTTGTTTTTTCATCATGGACATATTTATCAATCGCCGCGGCCGTTCCTTCGTACCACTTATTGAGCGCCGTCTCTTTCCTGTTGATGATTTCGCCATAAAAATTCAGCTCGTTTTCATAATTGAGCTGGCGCATTTTCTTTTCATGATCGGCGGATTCAACTTCCGATTCATAGATTTTCTTATTTAATTCTTTGACTGAGCTCAGAATTTTCGAGGATTCTTCGGCGAGTGATTTTGTTTTTATAAAATCATTATTGGCCTTGATTAATTTCGCGGCCGTATCGCGCTCATCTTCCGCCCGTCTGAGGTTTATATCTTTTTGATATTCGAGGAGCTGATCCAGCTGCCTTTTATCCTGATCCGAAAAGGCAGATGGATTTTCAGTCTGTAGTTTCTGCAGGACTGCAATCTTTGATTCCGTTGCCTTGTCTATCCACTGCTGAGCAGTTTTGTCCTGATTTTCCTTCGAGGTAAAAGGCTGTGACAGTGATTTGATCAGTTTAGTTGAAATATCCAGGGCTTCTTTAAGGACAGGGACAACCTTTGATCCAAATGTTTCCTTGAATTCCCCCCAGCTATTCTCGAGCTGTTTGACCTTGCCGGCGTACGTGGTGACCTCGCGCTGGGCAACATTGCCTACATGATCGGTTATTACCTTGAGAACCTGAGAGGCAGACATAGCGCCCTTTTCTGCACCCTTGAATGCGGGGATCAACATTCCGAGAGACCTAGAATTACCCTCCATTGCCTGGGTTACAGTCCTTGCTGCTTTATCGAGATCAATCCCGAACACGTCAGCGAGAGAAAGAGCGGCCTCCGTGGCAGGCTTAATTTGCGACGGCATGGTCCCCATGGCCGTCATTATCCGCATCATGGACAGGACAGCTTCGTCTGAATAGACAGTCGTCTCCTGGATCTGCGCCGCATAATCGGCATACGTTTTTGTAATTTCCTTATTTTTGACACCGTGAGCTGCCAAAACTGCCGTTAATTTATGCTCTGCCAGTTCCTGCTCGCCATATGCATCAGCGGTGCTCTTTATAAAGGCTATGGAACCCAAAGACAGCACCGCCATGCTAGCTATCCCCGTTGCCATGAGGGAGTTCATATTCAGGAACTTTGATGCAAATGAATCAAGATGAGAGCCAACCGATGAAAAATCTTTTTCCAGAGCTTTGATTCTGGACGAAAATGTATTGACCCCGGTTACTGCACCGGAAGCATCAGTTGTTATTTTTAGTTTGATTTCCCGTTCGGACACGTTTCATCTCCTCACAGTTGCGGCATGCCCACTCGAAGTGATCTCCATAAAGAATTTTACACTCTTCTTTTTTGTGGGAATTACAGGACTCATCATCTGTTTTGCTTTTTTTATTGAGAATCCGAAGTCCTTCCCTTTCAAACACAGTAGCCTTATTATAGAAATTTATGTCTCTAATTACCCCCAGGTCTTCGGCAATCATGATGATCGCCGTCATATCCAGACCGTAAGGGCCGCCAAAACTACAGCGCCACTGATTGCTTCCTATGTGCAGTACCTCCCAGATCTTTTCGTTACCCGGGAGAATTCGTAGTCCCTCACCCCCTCCCATAAAATGGGCGCGGGTGAGGTCTATTAGTTTTTTCCCTCTTCCTCTTGTTCCGCCTTGCTTATTAACTCGATGCTTTGGGCTACTGCCCATATCCAATCCCGAAGCTGCGGATGATTCATTATCCGCTTTCTGCTTTCGAGATTGTTCGGGAGGGGATTGCCTTCATCATCGCCAACGCCTTCGAAATCCTGAATGACGTACATTGCAAGGGCGTCCTCAAGGCCCTCTTGTTCGATTTTTTCTACCGCAACCGTCTTCCGGGAGGCAGGATCGACCTCCATTTCAAGCTTGGTGAAAGGCTTACGTATTGCAGCCGCGGCTTCCCTTGTGAGTTTACGGATCTGAAATTTGACGCCTTCACTGAATGTACTCCATATCCCTTCGGGCAGATTATTGATATCGAATCCCAGCTTCCCAATTTTTAACATCATCTTCTCCTTTATAGGTTATTGTAGGGGGAACTTTCAGGGTCTCCCCCCGTAACCTCGATTTACATCAGGTATTCGTGTTTACGATCAGGCCGCGTAGCTTGCGACCTGGTTCGCCACTTCGACCCTGACAGATCCGTAAGTGTCGTCCTGGAGAACGACCAGGTCTCCGGCTTCCGCCAGAACCTTCCCGCTCACGGAGATCGGGGCCTTCAACACGGCGCATTTCGGAAATACAACATCGACATAATAATTCTTGCCGCTGGAAAACTCCGCCCCTGTTGCCTTCATGTGGACGCCGAAATATTCATTATCAAGCATGCGCTGCTGCAGGACGAAATCGCGGAACTGGCGGCTGAGCGAAAGTGTCTGCGTCCGGCCCTGGCGAAGCGCGTAATTCGCGTAACTGCCGGTCCCGCCGACGCGGTACTCGATTGCCAGATTGTTGGCAATTGAATGCTCGATACTCTCGATCTCAGAGGAAATCGTCTTGCCTCCCAGGAATGTCGTGCCGTTCCAGAGGCCGCCCACAACCACGACCAAGTCAGTTACGCGGAGCGGGGGTTCAGTCACTCGCGCCGGGAAGGTCGCCCAGGCCGGCTCGGTCGGAACATAGAGGACCTCAAATGTCGTCGATGTTTCGGTGCCGCCGGGAGCGGTTATGGTGATTACTGCCGGTGTGGCATCGGAAACTGCCGTAACCTCACATTCCACATATTCTCCTGTTACAGGCACAAGGCACCGGACCTGATGGACGTTGTCGAGCCGAGTCGCCGCGTCTGCCCCCTGCACGGCAGCCGAAGCCAGGGTGAGTGAGGTCGCATTGTAGTTCGCCGTGACCTCCTCCGACGTGATGTTGTCGGTATATTTGCCGGTCCCTTTGCAATCGAGAGTGAGTTTTGCCCAGCTATCCTTTGCGAACGTCGCCTTGAGGCTGTCGACGTGCATCGAGGCAAACCTTCTTTTCAGGATGGTCGAGCCCAGGCGCTGCGCGGCCGTGAAGCTCGGCAGGAAGATATCGTCGGTCGGGACGATAAGGTGCTTGTAACCGCTACCCCACGCCGAGACGCTCGGATCGCCGAGAGCGTACGCATAGCCAAACCCGAAATGCTGGGCCTGGGCTTTTTCGAAAGGAAGCGACCCGTTCGCAAGGGCGCCCAGGTCGTAAACCGTGTCAGCCTCCTCTTTACCGGTCAGTTCGTCCTTGTTGTCCTCCCGGCGGGCCTCGAGCTGAAAGACGGTGCTTTTCGCAACCAGTAAAGAAGTGTCAAGCGTTTGCTCGGTGTTGATTGCCGTCTCTTTGGCCGTGGCGCTTACCGCGATCAGGTCATAATCCGCTAAATAATTTCTCATTCGACTTCACCTCCTGTATTTTCTTCGTCCTGGTCGGCCACGGCCTCCACGACTTCGTCCACCTTTTCAAAGCGGATCTCCTCGGCCGGCGGGATCTCGGTGTATTCAACCCCGCGTTTGAATGACCGTCCCGCCAGGGGTCCGTCAACGATATCGATATCCGGTTGACCTGCCTTTAATTTCCACATGGCATCCTCCTTTAAAAACTCCATTTGGTTTTGTCGTATTCAATGACAATCCGAATCTTGGCGATCCCGATTTTTTTGTCCTCATGGGAGCAATCGATCTCATCGGATACCGGCTGGGTATCGAGAGCATATCCGCCCCAGCGGTCATCCGTTCCGATCGCCTTGTAAACGTCCTCGATCATTTTGCGCAGGTTCTTGGGTGTATCCTGGGCCCGGATCTCTATCTCGACATTAACCTTGTTTGTGTATTCCCCCATCGTGAATGATTCGATCGGATTCTCGCGATCTTTATAAACGACTCCCGGCAATTCACTTGCATCGAGATCCCGATCCAGCCATTCAAAAACATTGTTGCCGAGATTGGAACTGTAACCTGCTGTCGTCTTAATTGTCTTGAGCCTGGTCTCCACGGCCGCCATGATGGACTGTCTTATCGGGTCTGCCATTTTTATTACTCCAGGCTGAGCTCTATCTCGGACGTCCCGTCGTTTGTATTATGCGGGGGATCCTTGATTTTGTATGTGACACCGCCAATAACCATTGTCTCCCCGGGTTTAGCTGCAGATACATCAGCAGTCTTCGCCGTGCAGAAGTACCTGAATGATCCCACCCCGCTTTGCCCGTCGTACAATTTGTCGAAAATGACAGAGATTACTACTGCTGATCCGGCTGCCGGTGTATAAGTGCAGGATTCGGCAAAATCATCCGTATTGAAAAACACGGAATCGAGATCAGCAGCCATTTGAGTCTTGAGAGTCATTTACAATCCCTTTGCAGAGTGAAGATTTCATGCATCCACTTCACTTCGCGTCCTCTTTCTTCTTGCTGCCGGACAGTATGAAGGCCACCCCCACGCCAACCCAAAGCAGAATCTTCATAGTGCGGGGATCGATCTCTATTGCATAACCCATGTCGTTCATGACCCCGCCGGCCATGATAAGGATGCCCATCACTGTTGTTTTCAGATCCTTTACGCGTCCAATAATGTCGTTTATCTGATCCATCAAATCACCAGCGTTTTAATGAATTTTAGAATCGTCGTCCCGTAGGCCTCGTAAAACTCTTTGCCCGCCAAATATTCAACGCGATTCGTACAGCCTATAATTTTCCCCTTATCCTGGGCGGTTAGGGTTTCCTTGGCGCAGAGTTCGTCAAGTATCCCCATGGTCCTTTGCAGGTCGACCGATAATTTATATTCAAAGTCAGTGCCGAACGTACCCCGTATCAGACCAGAGATAAAAGGCCAGGCCTTGACGATCTGCTCAGCGCTTGGCGCCCCGCGATCATAGGCCTGCTGGTACATCTTCCCTGTCTGCTCGCCGATCCTGGAAGATAAGGGGGCGAAGGCACACCCGGAAAAGAGGATGATACAGAGTAAGAGGATCAAGATCGTCGCTATTCCAATCTGCCGCGGTTCCTTGTCGAGTTTCATCACAGCACTCCTTCATAGATGATGTCGAAATGTTTGGAGATGCGCCACTCGTCGACTAGTTGGTCGGGAGTCACGCCCCAGTAATTTTTCCCCTCAAGCAAAGACGCCCCGGCATTGATCAGAAACATTGCCGTCAATTCAGAACATACCGGCGTCTTGAGCCAATGCACCCAGCGGGCGAGGCCCAGGGCGTGAAGCGCCAGCCGGTGAAAGGGATATGTGCGGCCCTTCAGCGGTAGAATCTCATTGAAGGCGCGGTTCAGGGAATCAATATCCAGCTTATTGTACCGTGCGATCAGAACCTTATTTCCGCGATACGACGCGAAGAGATTCTGCTCCGCTATGGTCCAGACGGCTTCCAATGTTTTCCCCTTGACGGACTGGATTATTCCAGTGTGGCCGTACTCAGCCTGGCCATCTGGAGACTTCACCATCTGAGCGAGGCAGATCGCCTTCCCCAACCCGTTAGGATTCTTGGTTGCGAAAACATCGCCGGGAAGCAGTTGCGGTCTCATCTCATGCCTCCTTGAAAAATTCGTGCTTACCGATTGCCTTGATCAAAGTCATTCCCGCCTTCAGCCATTTCTCCTTTACAAGCGGGGCCACCTTCGGGTTGAGATATTGGCAACAATTCACCGCCGCAAGTTCCTTGTCACGCGGGATCTCGCCCTGGAGCATCCCCGCCGCAATCCCGAAGCAGATCTGCAGAGGTGGCCGGCGTTGGTACTCGTGCGTCCAGTCGGTCGCGATCCTGACGGCTTCCTCGTAATACTCCCGGCCTGCTTCCGGCATGGTCCAGCTGAACTGCCAGGGCCACATGATAACTTCCTTGATCGTGTTGCCATCCCATTTCCTGTGATCAACTCGCTCCAGGACAATCGTTCCGACGGCTATTTTGCCGTCTGTCGGCTCGCCGCCAGCTTCCCGTTCAATGCATAGGGCGAGGAGTTGCTGGTCGGTTAGGCTGTCGAATATGGTTCGGTCTGCTTTTCTCACTTTTCAATCTTTCATGGCATCGGCATCGGATGGCCGATGAAAATCGTGTAAAGCCACTTAACAATGAAGGCTATGGCGCTGCCGGCCATGATGAGTCCGGCAGTTCTCAGCCGTTTATTCCAATCAATCGCCAGGTCTTCTTTCTTCTCAGCAACGCCTTCTTTTACTTTATCGACGGCATCTTTGACCTCCAGACACTTTTCAACGTCGGATAGTCTTTCCAGGCACCCACCGGGGCCCTGCCGCTTTTCCTGACAATTCTTGAGCTCTTTATATAACCCTGAAATACCTTGATCGATCTTGGCACCCAACGTCTTATTTGAATCGTCGATCTTGGCGTTTACGGCTTGGAATTGCTGGAGAATGACCTCGTCGTTCATCGCTAATTCCTTTTATGATCGAATCCCCTCCTTTTCCGGAGGGGATTCGATTCCTGTTCTATTCGTTACGGATCGATGATATTTCCGAGCAGGTACCCGGCGCCGGTGAACACAAAGCATTCATCGACGTTGTGGCGCACGCGGTAAATGTTGCTCCGTTTCTTCTCTTCCCGATACTGTTCGGTTACGAGATTCTGCGGAGAATCCGCTGTCCATAAGAAGGTCCTGCCAAGGCATGGTTCCCTGAGTTCCGGCCCGCCAATCGAAACCGCGGCCAGGAGAATATATTCGTCATCCCACAGGTCGGCAATCGATGCGGCCTTCCCTTTCTTTGCGGAATCCTTTATTGCCCCGCCGACCAGGACCTCATCAACTCCGAAATACTGCGCGAGCAGACGACGCTTGACTTCTTCCCCTCCGAGTTCGATGGGGTTCGTATACCTGAATGCGTCCTTGATCTCTTTTGTGATCAGCACGGTATCAAATACCTTTTTGCTCATCGCAATCTTGTTGGGAGCCAGCCCGGAAGACGCCCTCATGGCCGCTTTTGCTGTTTCCACATCGGCCTGGGGTGTAGCCGTCGCCGAAGTATTCCAGGCTACCGATACATCGGAAGTATTGGTAATATTCGATGTGTTCATCAGCATGGAAGCTATGCGGGCCTCCTGGCCCCTGAGCAGGATGTCAACCGCTCTTTTGGTGGCGACTTCCTCGGCGTCGAAGAACCTGGCATAGAGCCTGGCCTCGACATCGTCAACGACCTCTTCCCAGCCATGTTCTTCGCAAGCATAGGTGCCCATCTCGAATTCCCAGTCGCCGCGGGCATAATCGCTCCTGGGTGCTCTCTTGGTATCCGGGATTTTTAAAAGGGCTTCGAGAGGGATCACCGGATAATCGGAAGACTGAAGGGGAACATCGAAGATCGGGAGCAGGGACAGCCCGATAAATCCCCGCTGCGATGCTTCGAGGTTGTATTCATATGCGATAGCGCCGAGATCCGGCCGCTGGATCGTTGTGCTTGAAGTGGGTCTCATTGGTTAATTTCCTCCTTTCCTGTCAGATTAAGAAGTCAACAGCTTTTTCTTGTATTCGATCCAGACGCCGTAAATATATACGGCGTCACCGTCATTCGTGCCGCCCAAGGTAAGGACAACACTGATGGCGCTCGGCGAAGCGAGGAGCCCATCGAGACCGCACGTGAACACAAGTTCCGAGCCGGCAGCAACAATCGCCTGGGCAGCCGTATCCTGGATGTCGGCATTTGCCACGTCGGCGGCGGCTACGGGATAAACCTCGCAATCGAGAGTAAGCGAGTCGTTATTGGCGTCCTTGCCGGCCAGAACATGAATGTTAAGGTCGGCAAGGATGTCGATATCTTGGGGGAGCGGGACAGAAAATCCCAAGGCCTCTCCGGAGGCGCAGTTGACCGGGATTTCAATTACGATTTCCTTGTCGGAGATCTGCGCATAACCCGCGACGGTTGTCGCCTGTTTGGTCAGAGCAGTCCCGTCCTCCATGGTGATGGCGCCGAGCGGGATCGGTACGGTGGCCTGAATGGTTTTCAGGGCCTGGTAGATTTCCGCGAGCGCGGCCTCGACGGTTGCCGCCGAAGTGAAGCCGCCTGTATCCGCGATGCTGACGGTCCCTGCAGTTGTCGATTTGACATTGGAAAAAGCCACCTCGATAATGGCGCCGGATACTCCGGTCTCCATGGCGGTCCCCTGGGCGCTGCCACTGGAGGCATCGCTCACCTTACCGTCATTCGCGCCATAGAGTATGGTCCCCCTGGCGATTGCGGAATCGACCACGCATTCGCATTCGAAAGTACCTGGTGACGAGTTGAGCTTCACGGCAACGAGCTCAGTATTTGCGACGGCGTATTCAGTGACGCCGATAAAGTCTTCTCCGGCATCAGCATAAACTACCTCGGGCGGATCTGATGTCGTGCCGGACTTGATTTTGACCCGCCTTTTAGCGGCAAGGGCCTCGCCCGCGGTAAATGTTTTGTTTCCTTCGTTGTACATGGATTATTCCTCCTTTCCGGAATTGATTTTGTCGAGCCAGGCCTGATGCAACTCCGGCTTTTCATTGGCAACAATCTTGATTGCCTTTGCCCGGCTTATGTTCTTTTCTTCCATCACCTTCGCGACGGCCCCCTCGAAATCTTCCTTCTTTTCCTTGGAGTCCCCCGCTTCGGAGGCAGCGGCCGGTACCTTCGGGGTATCTTTTGTATCTTTTTTCATGTCCCCGAGGGCCTTCTCCCGATCGGAATCGGCCGCGGCCAGGATCTTCACCGCTGCTTCTGCCGCAGTGGTTTTGCCGTCTTCGATCGCGGCACCGATGATTTCATCATGACCGAGGCTTTTAACGGCCCTCAATTCGACTATCCTTTTGCGCTCCGCTTCAGCACCGGAAGCGAAACCCTCCTTGCGGCCGGCGTCAAGGCCCTCTGCCTTACCCTTGTCCAGGGCACTCTTCTCGATCGCCTGGATCAGTTCCGGATAGGCCGCCCGTAACTTTTCAACTGTCATTTCCATTATTGCGTAACCTCCTTTCAGTTTCGTCAGCCACGGACGCCCTGTCCAAGAAGCTGGCTGGATTTTTTTCGATATTCGATATCAAAGCCGGCAGCGTGGAAACACCGTCCACCAAGCCGGCATTAATCGCCTGAACACCCCTGAAGACCATACCGTCCGCCCAGGGGATCGTTTCTGTTTTGCCTACCTTTATGGGCTCAGCAGAGAGGCCCCGGTATCTTGCGACATCGTTCACAAACACGCTGTAAAGGTAATCGAGCGTGTCCTGGATATAATTCCGTCCGGATTCACTCAGGGATGCATATTCGGAAGCAATACGTTTGTACCGGCCGGCCGTGATCTCGGTTGTCTTGATTCCCCTCATCTCCTCGGCCTTGCTGACGTCGACATGGCGCGCGACAATACCGATGGACCCGACAGACGTGGTGTTATTGGAGATGTATATCCGGTCGGCTGCAGCTGCCACCCAATACGCTGCGGAAAGCATGCCGCCGTCCGTGAAAGCGATTATGGGCTTACCCTGGCCCCGGGAATTGAAGATCACTTGCGCCAGGTCCTGGATCCCGTCGACCGCACCGCCCGGAGAATCGACGTAAAGCAGGATGGCCCTTACCGAAGCATTGGCCATTGCATCATTGAAATCGCGGGCGAGCAGCTGGGTGGAAACCCCTCCGGAGATCCGCTGGAAGGCATTCATCCGCTTCGCCAGAATCCCGTCGACATAAATCGTCGCAGTCCCGCCAGGACTCACGTCATAAGGCATTTCCTTATTGTCGAGAGGTTTGCCGATCCTCGCCTCGATTGCCTTGATATCGGTTTCGGTCAGCTTGGGACCCCGGGTATGCGCAATGTATATATCCTGAATTTCCGTCAGGACCTCAGGCTGGATGGCCCAGGGAGCTGTGATAATATCGATTACTCTCACTGCTGTCCCTCCTGTATCTGCTGCTGGATCTGCTCACTCTGATCGGGAGCCTTTGCCGGTTTTTTTTGCCCGGAAGACCAGAGCCCTATCTCTTTCAGGGCCGCCCTTTCCTTCCGGATCCGCGGCAGGTTCTTTTCCATGTCGCCTCCGGTTAAGAGCCTGGTCTCTTCATCCAGTGTACTCATGCCGTTTTCTATCAGGGTCACTGAAGCATCGACGTCTTTTTGCCTATCGATATAACCCGGGGAATCGCCGCCCCAGACACTTTGGCAATATGCGTACCTGATCATTGGATCGGAGAAAAACCCAGGTGCCCGGATACGGCCCACGACGACAGCCTCATAAAGAAAGGCCTCATAGATAGCCTGACAAAAATAGGCAGCCATCCAGGCGCGCCGGCCGCGGAAAAATCTCCATGCCTCGAGAAGGGCAGCCCTGGACGCGCTATATGAGGCGCTGAAGTGCCTGATTATTATTTCGAAGGGTATCTCAAGGGCGGCGCCGATCTGCTCCAGGATGGACTTCATGAATGGATCAAATGCGGAATTGGGCCGGGTGGGATCGGCTGACTCAATGCTCTCACCTTTGGCCAGGCCGATGATTGCGCCCGACGCAAGTTTCATATCTTTATCTCCGACCTTGGCCCCAGTCTCCTGGCCAAGTTCTTCGGTATCGAATTCCATATCTCCGGATTCCGATTTGATGAAAACAGTAAACATCGAAGATATGACAGCTGCCATGATCTCCGCTTCCGTATAGCGGTCCAACTGTTTGAGAGTTTCGATTACGGGCGCAAGGTAAGGCACTCCTCGCGTCTGTCCTGGACGGATCGGACGGAATAAATGCATAACGTTCGGCATGCCGGTCGGACTGAATGCCGGCATTATGGTCCATGTGTATGATTTGCGGGAATAGTAAGGAGCTCCCGGATGCTGGTTGAGGATGTGATAATATACCGGAGCTCCATAATCGTCTCTTTCAATCCCCTCGATAAGTTTATCCGTATTTGATTTGAATCCCTCGTTACAGACGCGGTCCGCTTCAACCAGCTGGACCTTCAGCATGTAGGGACTGCCCGGGCGGGTTACTTTCGGCAGCAAAGTGAAGACTTCACCGTTCTCGAGGACCTGGCGGAAGGCGAGCTCCTGGAGAGTGGCAAAATTGAATTTCCGGGAAACATCGCATTCCCGGGATTGCGCCCACATTCTGAATTCTCTCTCGGTGTTTGCCTCCCACTCGTCCGCATCTTCATCGCTTAGTCCCAAATATTGCCGGTCGATACGAGAATCCAAGGTGAGCCCGGTCCCGATTGTATTGGTAAGGCAGGTGCTTATGGCGCCAGTGGCGATCGGGGCATTGCGCGCAAGGTCCCGGGAGCGCTCTCTCAGGACCTTCAGATCGTAAATAACATCGGAATCGGCATCTCCCGTCGCGGTAATCCATTCCTGGGTTGCGCGGCGGGTCCGCGATGCTCCGATATAGGCGCCGGCTATGGCCATCATTGCACGGGAACGCATACGGCGAGCGGCCCGGACAGGATCAAGATAACCGATCGCCTTATCGATAAAGTTTTGTTTCACCTCAATCATTTTTGAGCCGGCTCGGAATTTCAAGTAGGTGTACCTCCAATGAGCCGTCGGCGGCCGCTCCTGGTTGAGAGCCTGGCAATTTCATCACGCAGCCGGCGCCGTTCAGCATAAAGGGTATCTAGTTGTGCGTTGTATTTGGATCGTCCGGATTGAGTATAAGATTGGGCTTCCTCTGCATTGGCGATTGCAGCCTGACACGTTACGAGATCGGCCTGGAGTTCCGCTAAAGTCGCCATATATGAAAACCTTTCGGTTAAATATCCGGGGCCCCGTTGACCAGGCGGGACCCCACCCATGGAGAAGAAAAGATGTGAATCAGCGAGGATTAAATAATCAGAAAAAATGAGGCTTGTCTAAGAAGCATGCGAAACATGCGAAGCATGCGAAGGTATTTTTTAATTTTCAGGGGGGTTTTTAAGAAGTTTTATTATTGATTCCCGATCCACCCGTATGATCCCGTGCATTTTTACCGATACAAGTTTTCCTTCATCGCACCAGCGATATACTGTTGCAATATGTATGCTGAGAAATCTGGCAACTTCAGACGGGGTTAAGAACGTTTTGTCCGGGAGATCTTTAAGTGCAGCGGCCATGATTCCTCCAATTTACTGAATGCCTTTATTGATAATACGCCTTGTCGGGATCTGATTGTTTTTAACTTTCTCGATATGTTCGGCCAGCATCTTCAGGCTCGGGGTCCATTGGTTATCGGCACAGGCAGCCGCGATAACTTCGCAGTCCAGGTAATGGTTGTCGCGGCGGCGCTTCACCCACTCGAGCTTGTTCCGCTTTCCGCGGCGCAGTTCCTCCGCGAGCAGTTGCCGGGCATAACCTTCATCAGTTTCCGCGTGCAGGGAGAAATACTGCGATTCCTCTTCTTTCCGATCGAGCCGCCAATGGATGAGACTTTTGTATTGCGAGACATCAAGCAACCGCAGCTCGAGGCCTCCCGGGATCGCCTTATTCGATTTCGGCATCCTGTCAATTGTGCTAACCCGGATCCTCTGCAATTTTTCCTTGTCGCCCTTGGTCCCAAACAGGATCCTTCTCTTTGTATGTTTCCTCAAAAATATATATATTTCCTCGGTCCGCGACCACCCGTCCTCGTCCTCCCCTTCGCCTCCCCCTGTATCCATACCAGCCCTCCAAATACCGAGGGAATTTTCGGAATCCTGGACCTTGTAGGTTGTCTCGAACAGGAGCTGCTCGACGTCCTCGAACTTCGTGAGGTATCCGTTGTCGACCAGGTGATTATTCAGCAGAGCGTCCCAGGCCCTGACCACGTACCAAAACCCGTATTTCTGGACGTCGACTCCGGCCGTCAGAGCCAGGGCCCAGCGCGGGACTATCAGCCGCGGGAGTTCCGTCTTATGCTTGAGGACCTCAGTCTCGGCCTTCGGCTGAACCTTCTTGGACCATCCTTCCGCCTTGTGCTGGGTCACAAAAAGCTTGAGCTTCCCGGGATCCTCCTGGCCCCTGAGGAAATCGGCGGCCACCTGGGAAAGGGACATGGGGATCGTGCTCCAGCTTGGCAGGTGAAAGGCGATCGACATCGGCCGGTCGACCGGATTGTCCGGGATCCACTTGCCGGCCATGGCTGCCAGGTTCCGCTTGTAATCGTCCCAGGCCATTCCGCAATGCTCGCAGAGGTAATATGCGAGCCTTCTCCTGATGATCTCCCGGGGATCCCGGACGTCCTTCGGCCACTTTATATTGTCGAATTTCATCAGTTGGTATTCGCCGCAAAGAACGCATTTCACATAATAGCGCCGGATTTCGTCAGCCTCGCGCTCCATGGCCACCGTTATCGGGTCCTCGTCCAGGTTGGGTGTCGAGAACTTCATTATTTTCTTTGTGAACGGGTAGGCATTGGTCCTGATCTCTGCAGAGGAAAGCGGATCGATTTCGCGGCCGGACTCGAGCGGGTATTTGTCTGTCTCATCTTCGAATAAATGCATGACGGACTCGGAGGCCAGCTGGGCTGATGAGCCGGCCCAGGCCATCATCAAATCCACACCGTTTATGAACCGTACATAGAATGTCTGCAGGTCGTCGGGGTTCGGGCTGAGCAGCTCGCGCAGTCGCGGAGATCTCAGAAGCATGGGCAGTATCCGGCGCTTGCTGAGGCGCTTCATTTCCTTCTCACCTGGCATGACATACATAATGGGCCCGGGGAGCTGGTCGATTGAATATCCCATACAGTTGAAGGCGATCTGAGTTTTGCACACCTGGGGCGCCATGCAGAGGATTATCTTCCGGACGTACGGCAAACCATAACAGTCCATCGGCTCGATCGCGTACGGAGCCAGGTCATTGCGCCAGGGCCCCGGGAACGGGCCGCTCTCGACAATCCGGTACCGCTCGGCCCATTGGGAAACGGTGAGGCGCTCCCTGGGCTTGAATATGCGGCGCTCTCCAGGAGTGAACTGGAAAGTATAAGGTTTGAGGATGTCAGGCGCTGCGGATGAGCTCATAATAGCTTTTCGGATCTCAGGTCCTTGAAACTATCCGGATGCCAAAATACTTTCCAGCCGCGGCGGAATCGGCCGGTCGTTTCGCACGCCGACCGCCCGGGCGGCTCGATAAAGGCGACGAGGGCCTCGGCAATTGACTGCCCGTTATTCCTGAATATTATTTTATCCCCTACCTGGCAAGGAGGCCTAAATTGGAAGCTCCAGAATTCCATGCTGCCGGCAGGCGGCTCTTCCCAGAAGTGATCCAGGGCGTGATATGGGACGTTGATGTTCATGATGATCTCTCAGTTTTTCAAGGAACTCCATTCATCACGGCTTGCCAGATGTGCTGTCATTGATGCCGTTCAGATAGGTGGCAATCGCTCTACCTGCCTCATATGCATCCACCATATTCAGCAGCGAGGTGTAATCCATAAACCAGTTGACCATCCGGCGCATAAGACCGGCCTGTTCCCCTTTGGCATGCAATCCGAATATTGGGATCCCGGAGGCCCACGCGGCGCCGACCTCGGCCCAGGCATCAGTACCGCTGGGCCCTACATAAATAACGAGATCTGCTTGTGTGGCGCTGCCAGTATCGTATTCAAAAGACTTACGACCGCGGTCGGACCAGATCCACTCGTCGAAGTTCATCGCTTTTCCGTCAGCGCCAATTGCCAAATGGCCAGCCTGCTCCCCGTGATTATTTCGAACGAAACTAAGGACCTCGTGGGCGGCTTGTTCCAGAAATTTTGTGAGCATTTCAACGGCGTGCTGATTTTTCCAACTCGAGGCGATATATATTTTCATTCTTCTTCCTCCTCATTACCAGCCTCACCTTCCGGATCCGGAATTGTCGCCGGCGCTATGAATTTCTGTCCTTCTGCCGAATACCTGGCCAGCATCTTCTCTTTTTCAGAAAGGCAGAAATCTATCAGGTCCGGAATTTTATCCGGATTACCACCGACCAGGTCCACTATTCCGGCCGCCTGGGATCTGAAAAAATTGTCGAGGTCCGTTGAAAATAAGGAAGCCCGAGCAGCTACCTCGCTATTATGGAAATCTAATGTAATGTATTTTTCAGAGGAGGCCTTTGCCCTGGCCTCCCAATGAACAGCCTGGGCCTCAGTTTTCTTTATTTCCGCTCTGAGTTTTGCCTCCTGGAGTTGCTCGTTGAGATCTCCGGCTTTTTTCCCATCCAGTCTCTTCAGGTGATCGAACGCATATTTTTCGACATCCTTGAGGTAAAACAGCCCATCCTCCCTGGGCTTGATCTTCCCTTTACGTTTATCTTCATAAATAGACGACTTCCCTGCCTTCCACCCATTGTCTTTTAGATGTTTGATAACGGTCAAGAGGTTGGGAAATGTTTTCTCGGCCTCGATATATAATCCCGACAGGGTAGCCACGAAGTCCTTCAGGCTTTTCTCGGCAGATTTCCAGTTCTTCAGATTGGCCGCGGTTGAATCCTTCTGGTATGCCTGCAGGCTGCTTATGACCCCATTGTAAAGAACCTTGAGCTTTATCTCGTCCTGCTCGTTCACTACCTCGAGGAGCTGCTTTATTTTCTTCTGGTCAATGCCGGCGCCGGGTATAGCCATGCAAACAAGCTCAGCTTTCTTCTGAATATTCTGTTTTTCCCAATCAATCCCCGATTGGAATGAATCTGGATTTTTCTTTTGCATGACACCCTTTGTTCGTGGTATCGGGCTCATGCGGATGGTAGTGACTTCGGTCACCCTGTCTCACTCACAGGTTCCATGGGAGTTGGCGCTCCCTTGAGAATGCTATCCGCGCTCCTTTAAAACGGCTTTATTTCCCGTCAATTCCTCCCATCTCCTGACAATCACATCGCAGAACTTCTCTGATAATTCCATGCTGTAACAGGCCCGCCCCACTTCCTCGGCGGCAACCAGGGTACTGCCGCTCCCTCCGAACGTGTCGACGACTAGGTCCCCAGGCTTTGAGCTGTTGCGGATACTCCGCGCGCACAGGCCGATCGGCTTCATAGTGGGATGATCGGCGCTCTTCTGCGGTTTAGCGAACTCCCAAATATCGCTCTCGATCCCGCAGGCCTCGACTCTGACCAGGGGAACATTGTCGATATCCAGCTTCACGCTCTCTCTCCCATAGACATCCCCCAGGCTCCGGATCCCGGACCAATAATGCGAGCTCCCTTCAAACCACCCGTAAAGGATCGGCTCGTACTGCCGCTGATAATTCGAGCGGCCGATCGTGAAAACGTTTTTCACCCAGATAATGAAAGTGGACCAGTGGCCTCCGCAGCTCATGAATGCCAGCTGCAGGGTGTGGAGCTCGCTGCTGGACATGCAGATGTAAACATCGCCCTGGACGTATGGTCGCAGCGAGGAGATCGCGTTAAAAAGAAAATTATAAAAGCCTTCGGTCGATTTGAAATGATCATTGAGAATGGTGCGGCCGGCGTTCGCCTTTGAGACCTTGCGCCGGAGCTTGTCCTTCATGGTGTTTCCATAATTCACATTGTACGGCGGATCTGTGAAGACCATGTTGGCGGTCCGGCCATTCATCAGCCTGGCCATCTCGGCCGGTACAGTCGAATCCCCGCACATCAGCCTATGCTCGCCCAGCTGGTAAATATACCCGCGCTTTGTAAAGGGATCGGTTATGCTCCCGACCGCGGCATCAATATCGAAATTGTCCTCGAAGACCTCTCCCGGGAAGAGGCGCTCTATCTCGGGGACCTGGAATCCGGTGAGCTCGATATCGATATCGAATTTTTCAATCTCGATGAGCAGGTCCTTCAGCCGCGGCATGTCCCATCTCTCCGGCTCGCTGCCGATCTTGTTCAGGGCCAGGCCCAGAACCTTCTCCTGCTCTTCTGAAAGATCGACAACTGAGACCTCAATCTGTTCGACGCCCAGGCTGTTTAATATTTCCCATCGCTGATGGCCCCCGACAATGTTCCCCGTCCTCTCATTCCAGATAATGGGATCCACGTAGCCGAACTCTGTGATCGACCTCTCGAGGCTACTGAAGAACTTGTCCCCGGGTTTTATTTTCTTCCGGGCGTGGTATCCGGCGGGCCGGAGGTCCTGGATATTCAATAATCTAATTTCCATGCAGCTGCCGACCCCTCTCGATAGCCTCAAATCGTTTTTTCCAGAGTCTGACCGTCTCCTGGGTGACGTCCAGGACCTCCGCTATCTTCCAGTTATCGATCTCGAATCCCAGGAGGATTGAGATCAGAATGGTCTCCCGAAAATCAAAATGGGATCCCGCCAGGAAAGTCCCCGTGAGCGCCGTGAAGAACATTCTGCAGCGCCGGCAGTTAAGGCGGCTGCCTGACCAAAATCTCTGCAATCTAGTTTCGTCCGATATGGGGATCCCGCAGTTCGGACATATAGGTTCTCCCGGGTGGAGCTTTTTCAGAACCCATTGCCGGCAGTATGTTTCATCCAAAAATACCGCAATGATCTCTTGCAGGATGTCCTTCGGGCCGAATACACAGGGCGTATTCGAATCTTGATTATTTGCTGTATTTTCAGTTAGTTCCATTTTTCCACTCGGAAAAAAATTCCAAAGCTCGCGAAACCCGCGCCGCTCGTACCCGCAAGAGAGCAAAGCGCTGGAAGGACCCGCGATTATTTCTTGTTGAGGTAGTAGTCGATCTCATGTTCGAATATCTGTTTGAACTTTTCGTTAATGAATTTAACCGTATTGTCCATTATCTTTTTGCTTCCGAAAAGCAGAGCAATACCAGGGCCGAGCAGTTGCTTGATAGGAAGCCTCGATTCCCCTTCTCTTTGAAATATCCCGATGTGCCCTGATTTCGTTCTGGTCATGAACGGCTTGGGATCCCCTGTTACAGGCTTTCTGCTGCCCTTCTTTACTTCGACAGTCACCTGCCCGCCGGCGATTCCGGTATACCACCCGACTTTCGAATAGGCCAAACGCCCTGCAGCAATGGCATTCTTGGTATACCTCATGCCCCTCTTCGTGATCTGTACCCCTGCCTGGACGGCGCCGAATACGGCGAGTGCCAGGCCGCGGCCGATTCCTGAGATCACTGCCTCCATTACATTTCCCCTGGCGCGCGAGGAGATCCTCAGGAACTGATTTAATTTGTTGGCAGGAATGTTGTATTCCTCCCTGATCTGCTTCGATACTTGGGTCTTTGCCTGGGATGCTGTCTTATTCAGAGCGCTGTTTGCAGCCTGGCGGACCTTATCGGGATCGAATTTCTTGAGCGCCTCCTCGATTCCAGTCATCTTGATATCAACGTTCATTTCATTCCTCCCCTATCTCTTATGCTTCAATTTGATACAGTCGTTCTTCATGAGTTCGCGGAGATCTTGGATAGCATCAAAGAAAAGGCCCTCAGCCCTGGTCGCCATCTCCCAGCGTTCAGTCTGGTTTCTCATCAGTCCGGGCTCAAAAGAGAGGGCTGGGTTACCGTCGATCTCGACCAGATAAATGCCGAATTCCTCGATCGTCCCCAGGTATTCGTACAGCCTGACGAGCTTTGGGCTGTCCTCGATACGCCGCAACGCCCCTGACTGATTACGCTTTTTGAACGGGTCATATTTGTCTTTCAGTTTCTCGATTCCCATTCTCTTCGTCCTCCCTGGTCCGGGTGGTCCGGGCTGGTCCGGGCGCCTGGTCCGGGAGAATCCTCAATGAAATCAAAGGTGGTCCGGGTGGTCTGGGTGATTTTTAATAAAAACAAAATGTAATTAGAAATATACTTACGCGTAAACGCGCGCGTAAATGCGCGCGCATGTGCATTGTTATTGTATTTTGCCCGGACCACCCGGACCACCCGGGGAATATCAATACTGATAAGAGATTCCCCGGTCCGGGTGATTTTTTTTGCCCGGACCGCACCCGGACCACCCGGACCGGCTGAGGCCGCCAGATGATGGATTCTGGTGCGCGGAGCAAAACGAGGGGGCCGGGGGAAAGCGGCGGAAGAATTCATTATCTTATTCCGGCTCGACATTGAACCCTATCCCTTTGAGCATGTATTCACGGGTCCCTTTCACACGGGGGCGGTACTGCTTTAAATTGTGTATCGCAGCATAAAGTTCGCGGAAGAAATTCTCCTCGTTCAAAGGAGAATACCCTTTCTCCCCACAGTAGCTGCGATAGTTTTTATATAACTCTGATTTCTTAACCTCCTTCGCTTCATCCAGGACACACTGGTCTTCGACGTAACAGAGGATTGGGTTATTGGCACGGCGATATCCCATCAGGATCTCGCGCGTCTCATTACAGTTTGTAAATCCCTTCTGGTCCCAGAGCCGGTGCAGGCCCAGGATGGCCCAGTGAAAGATCTCGGAGATCTCGCTCTTGAGCGTCTGGAATAGATGCGGATCGGCATCCTCCAGGAACTGGCGCTTGAACTGGATCGGCAGAAGGCGCCGGAAAAACCCATCAGAATTGTCCAGGACGCGCGGGAGGCGGTTTGCCGAAAAGGCCAGCTTCACTGTCGGCTCGAAGGTAAAGGTATTGCGATGTTTGAAGGCGGCGTTGAGCGGATCCCCGCTCGTGATCGCCTTGAAATAGGGACTCTCGATCGCTTTGGACCCGACCTCGGTCGAGATATTGAGCAACTTGCCATACAGCGAGGATCTCTGAAACTGATCATCCAGATCATTAAAGGAAACGGACGCGCAGTTATCCGGGCCCACAAGCTCCCTCAGGATCTTCAGGAAGGTACTTTTGCCATCCGCACCGGGCCCCAACAAAAGGAGGCATTTTTCGTATTCGGTCGACGGAGTGAGGCAGTAGCCGGCGAATTCCTGCATTTGAGCAATGACATCCTCGGTCTGGACCGTCTGATCGAGATACTCCAGGAAGCGATCGCATATCCTGCTCGAATCCTCGTTGTATTCGACGGGCAGGAAAAACGTGCAGAGGAAATCCTTGTCGTGAGGCTGCAGATCCAGGGTGTGAAGATTTAGGAGACCATTCTGAATGCATATCCAGTCGGTGCGGTCGTTCATCTTGCGATTATGCGGGATTGTAGTCAGTCGCTTCACCTGGTAAACGGCATCCTCGACACGGCTCTTCTGGGACTCCTTTTCGAGGTGCTTGATACAGATACTGCCAACGTGCTCCTCGTCGTATGTCTCCCAGATCCGGCCATTCCACTTGTAAAGCAGCCCGGTTGCAGGTTCAAAAAGCAATGAGCTTTCCCTCATAACTTTTTCAGCCAGCAATCTCGGCTTGAATGACAGCCGTTCGTTTACGCCCCTTTCAAAGAACTGTAGGGGTCCGGGGCGGGCCTCGGTCGACTTTGAGTCGTAAATCTTTGCCTGGTTAATGAGCTCGAGGAGATCCGAGGGCTTCTTTTGATGCTTCACCAGGAAGTCCGTCAAATCATCCCCATGGTCCTTCGGCCAGGATCCGTCCGGCTGCCGGCCCATGTAATCCGGCCACTCGAGCAAGCGGACGGTTTTAGCAACATCAATCAGGGCATCAGCTGCATATATGGCATATTTCTGGCCGGCCTGGTCGGCATCGTACGCAATGACGACTTCCCGGCCGCGGAAAGGCGTTAGGTGCTTTTCGCTCCAGTTCTTTGTTTTGCTGGTCTGGGTAATGGCATTAAAACCGTTGCTGAGGGCACAGAGGGTATCTGGTTCGCCCTCACATAGCAGGACTGGATCGCTTGAGAGCAGAGGGGCTGCGGGGAAAAGCCTGGAGCTGCCGTACTGCTTGGCCCAGGAAAGGATTTTCAGGGGATCCCCGGGTTTGTATAGCCGGATATTTGCAAGCTTGCCGTCGACCAGGCGGACAGGAATTGCTATCCGGCCATCCCTTTTTAGCTTGACCAGGGCCCCTTGCTTATTAAGGTAATGGGTCTGCAGCCGGATGTCCATTAACTCGAGTGTGCGCCTAGTCCATCCTCTGGAGGCCTCCAGCTCGCGGATCCGGGACTCGGGAAGCGGCTCAAAAAGCTCCCAGACGCCTTCAAGGTCCCCTGGAGGCTCTTTTTCCTCAGAACGGCTCTCGACGTTGGCCGAGGTTGAACGATCGCGCTTTTCCGCGGGGTCTATACCAAACTCCCTGCAGAAAGCCTGGAAGCCCTCGGCGTCGCTGGAATAACCTCGGAGTTTGTACCATAGCCGAACTAGGTCTCCGCCTTCTCCACAGGAAAAGCAATTATAAACGTCTGATCGGTAATTGTAACTGAAGGATGAATTCTTTTCTCCGTGGAGAGGACAGAGGCCGTGCAGTTCCCCCTTTTTGGCATCATGAGTCTTTACCTCAAAAAGGGACCTGGCGATTCGTTCGCGTTCGGATTCGGAAAAATGATCGAGGGCGATACCCATTTAGAATATGGCCTCCGATTCTCTTTGGTAATGAGAACATTCAGCCTGGCTGCAGGTATGTGGATAATGACATTCAAGCATATGGCCAAAGGAACAGAACATGCAGGCCATGGGGTTAAGGGAGCCCAGCTCGCACTCACCACGATCTATTTTACCGGCTCCCGTTGGAAAGCGTGAAGTCTTCTCGATCTGCTCCATGTTTTTCCTGGATTCAGCATCCATCCTAAGTTATCCTTTCTTTGTTAATGAACATCCTCGCCGATTTCCTTATTGCCTTTGAATAATTTAGAGCCCGGGTATTTCTTCTTGACCTGGGCAAACTCTTCCATGATGGTCAGAGGCGGAATATCGGGATTTTGTTTTCTGATCTCGTTCACAATGCCCTCGATCACCTTAGGGGCATCAGCGGATTGATTTTTTATGTGGTCGGCAAAGTTAGAGGCCCATATACAGAGCAGCCTCCATTCATGGTTGGTGAGCGTTGCTGTTGATTTCTCACGGGGATCCGCGGGGACTCCTGTGGTTCCACAGGAAGGACAGGCAGAGGCACCTTTTATTTCCCTTTCCGTGAAATATTTCCTGCAATGGGTACATAAAGCGACATATTCATCAGGCATGTCTATTTGACTCCTTTCTCCATTTTATCCAGGCACGCGCTGCAGAGATCTCCGCGGCCCTCCGGATCGTGTTCCGGAGGCACCCAAGAGCATCCCCCGGAACACGCGCGCATCGCCGTACAACCGCATACGCGGCAGGCCCGCTGGAGCCGATCGATCTCCGCAGCTATCAGTGCCCCGGCCTTGACCAAGAGATCGATTCTTTCTTCCTGAGAATAAGTGCTTGGATCAGGAATAGAATCATAATCGCTATCTCCATATTCAAGCCTCTTATCCCATCCGAGATCCCATGTTTCGGGGAATGGATCTTCAAACGAATATCCATTGCATGGAGTATTAGCGCTGAAATATATTCTCAGGGGAGCTGCAAAGCATATGGCGGCCATGGCCAGCTCGCCATTATAGTGAACGGCGTCATGATTGGCGTCGAATCCCTTCTCTTCGATCTGCCGGCGCCGCTCTTCCGCAATTAATTCAATTCCTGTTTTCATTGTTGGGCCTCTTCGGACAGCAAAGCATCATCACAGCGGCGGTCGCACTCTATAGAACATTCTCTGCAGCAACTGAGTTCAGCAATGCAGTCTCCAATCTTGCGCCTTGAGTAAACATATATGCAGACTCCATTTTCGTCGCGATCCAGATTGCATTTGTTAACGAAACTCTCAGAATCGCCGGCGCCGGCAGGTTGGGCTTCGCGCTTCATCACCTTGTCGACCAGGATCTCGTCAGGAACCTTGCCGGCCAGGTCGACGCCGCTGTCGAGAAACACTTTGATCAACTCTTCCTTTTTGCAGGTATCGAAGCGTTTGCGTTTCTTGAGAAGGACTTCGTAGAGATACTTCAGAGCCTTCTCATCCTTGAAGACCCCGAGGACCTCGCCCAGATGGAGTAGTTCCTTTGTGGTCTTCTTTTCGAGGTATTCCCGATGGAGCCGCCAATCCCTGGAGAGCAAAATCCCTATATGACAGGCAACATGGTACCGCATTTCCGCACCGAAATTCTGCCACAGCACCATAGCAATGGCGGCCTGCCGGATCTCCTCGCCTATCTCATGAAGATCCATTTGGGATATTTTTTTCCAAATAGGTTTCATGCGCGGCCATTCAGATTTAATCTTGTATCTGGACCGGAAATTCTCTTGAGCCTGGCCATTATTGTCAAGGATGCCGGCGAGAACGATTCTCAGCATGATCAGATCATCAAAAGGCATGGATGTCATTATTTCGGGAATTTTCCCCTTTAAAAACTGCTCCCGGAAAAATTCACCGTGCCAGGCGACTCGGGGAGCTCCCGGATCCGGGGCCGCGGATCCGCTGCCTTTTGTCGATTTGTTTTTTTTGTCGGCCTTCCTGGATTCGGCGCGGACCTGCTCATGGCATTTCTTGTCGCCGACGCAAATCTGGCTCTCCCGCACCTTCCCTGTGATATCTATCCTCGTCACAAATTGATGGCATTCCTTGCATTTCTCCCCGGGCTTTCCTTGGTAGGAGCCGAATTCGTTGTATTTTCCCCATTCGCAGTCATCATCAAACCGGAATCCGTTTGTGCCGGCCTTACCGCGGTGCTTTTTCCAGTTCGCCATGAAATAATTGTTTTGTTTTTGCTTGAAGCATTTGGGGTTGAGGCAGTGGGACTTTTTGGCATCGAATGTCTCGCCGAAGAGCTTTTTCTGCTGGTCGGAATTCTGTCCGCAGGAGATGCACCCCTCTTTTTCGATATCGAACTTTGCGGCCGCGAGCTCGATTGACTTTTTATTGATCTCATCCCTGAGCCCCCCGGACGGATTCGATTTTTCTTCCGATACCTTTGGCCCAGTCGTCTTTCGTCGTAAGCCTCTTGTAATAGGAAATTATTTCCTTTTGATCAGAAAGCCGTGCCAGCTGCTCGCAATGGCCGTATTTCAACTTGCCGGCGTCCCATGATTTCAGGACCTCCTCGGGAAGACCAAGAATATGAATGCGCCGCTTTATATAGGCGGCCTGTACCCCGATCTTCTCGGCCAGATGTGCAACCGAATCCGGACCCTTGCGGTCGACGTAAGATTTATAATTCCGTGCTTCCTCCAATTCCGTGCTTCCTCCAATTCCGTGAGGTCCTCCAATTCCGTGAGGTCCTCGCGTTGCAGGTTTTCAACGGTCATGATTTCAAAAGCCTGGTCGTCGTTCAAATCCAGGACCTTGGCCGGGATCGTCTTGCCATTTAGTCCGCCGTTTGCCTCGGCGATCGCGCAGGAAGCACGGAAGCGCCGCTCGCCGGCGATTATCTCATATTTGCCTTTACCCTTCTCCCTGACGAGGATCGGCTCGAGAACTCCGTGAGCCATAATCGAGTTTTTGAGGTCCTCGAACTTGGGTCCCTCAAAACTCTGCCTGGGGTTCCAGGGATTCGCCTTGAGCTTTTTAAGCTCGATCTCCTGATAAATGCTTTCGGTCATGTTTTCTTCTCCTCTTCCGGTTGGATTGATTTCAGTCTTTCGATTTCTTCGTTCGCCTCAGTCCACATGAAAAAAAGGATAATATTGATGGACCGGGAATTTCTGATCTCTCTTTCGAGTCGGTCGAGCTCGTGGTAGAGGGGATTGGTGTTCATTCAGGCCACTTCAATACCGGTAAGACCACGGAAATTCCCAACTGGCTTACAGTGGAGAAAATGCCGTAAATCTCCCATACAGCCTTGTTGTGTTCGTGCAGCTTCGCGGTGAGCGTATTGATTATGTTGTCTTGGGGGGGGGCGGCAATGGGCTGAGCATTTGCCCGACGGGTGTATTTTCTCTTCGGCTTCGTTTCTTTTTTCATATCCTTTATCTCCTCCTTTTTGTGCGTGATATTTTCAGCCGGCTCCGGCTCTGCATTTTCGATTTCCTCTTTTTCAAAAAGCGGTTTGGCCGCTGCCGGATTCTGAATCAGTTTTGGTTCCGGTAACTCCGTCTCGAGACGCTGCTCGCCAGGCTCAAAGCAGAGGGCCGGGTTATATGTCATCGGGCAATTTTCCTCTGAGCAAAGGACAGCGTCGTCTGCCATCCAGCAGGTCTGGCCGTTATTTTCAGTTTCAGTGCCCATACTCCTGTGCCGCCTTATTGAAGGCCTTCTGAATACGATCGAAATCCTCTGTTCTTCCTCCGACGTCCGGATGATGAATCTTGACCAGGTCCCTGTACCTGCTCCTTATCTGTTCAAAGCTCACTCCCTGGGGAACATCGAGGACCTGGCGCCAGTCGACGTCATTAGGATCCGGAAGCGCTGCAAACCCGCGGAAGGCCCGCTCGAGTAGCTCACTGGCGCCAGCGCGCTCTATTGCCCGAATCGCTTCGATTGTCAGCCTGATCGCCCAGATATTGTCTTCGACAGAGTCCCAGGATTCGCAGGCGAAACACATGGGCTTGTCCTTATATTTGAAGTATACGGCGACGCCTTTGTCCTCTGGTTGCCTCTGTTTGGATCGCGGCAGCCCATCCGTTCTCAGCTGCAGATTTGACGAGATTATGAGATCTCGGCCGCCCAAAAGTTTGATTTCATTTGTGAGCGCTTCCCGGGCCTTGTCGATGGATCTGTCGCCATATCGGGATTTCTTGCCCTTCATCGATTTTCGTGGCCAGCCGTGCGGCCAGGAAAGGGGATATGAGCGTATTGAAGTATTGTCCTGATCCATTCAGATCTCCAGCCTCTCCATGATTTCCCGGGATTCCTTATCGAGCAGGCCCTGGTCCATCCATTGTTTCGCGATCTCGTAATTCTCAATAGGGAAAGGTCTGCATGAAGGCAGGATGACGAAGATCGTGTGATTGATTGAATCCGCCTGCTTGATAACGACGCTGGTCATATCCATATTCACTCCTTGATCAATAAACCGTTTTCTTTCTTGAGCTGGCCCTTTTCGATCTGCCGGAGCCGGCGAGTGCACTCCTGGGCACCCTGGTCAGGCTTAGGTTCCTTCAACCATTTGTTGGCATAGATCGGGGACAGTAATAGGAGAATCGCGACTATGAGTATTATCCATTTCATAGCGAACCTTTCTCCCATAACGGGATCAGAAATCCGTACGTTAAGCTTGCTTCGGGAGGGAATCCGGCCTTGGATGGATGGGGATCATGAACGACATCGCCCTTGAATCCGACAACTGCATGATGCAGACCTCTCTCGGCCACTCCGCACATCAGGTGATAACCCATGAATTTTTTCATGAGGTTAATGGCCTCCTCATCAAACCTGACTTCGATATAAAATAGCCCTCGCGTTACAAGCCATTCATTGACGCGCTTGAACCAGTCAGACTCTTTGAAAACAGGAATAACCTCGAGAGGTATCTCCAGGATGGATGCAAGACAGGCTTCAAAACAGTCGCCTTTCTCGCCGAATACTGTTTGGTCGATGGGTTTCAACTAACCATTTCCTTTTGAGGATCCATGCAGAAGAAACACTCTGCTTTCAGCTCTTCTGTCTTCTCTTCGAAATTAAACTCCGATCTCGGGCGCGCATTGAATTCCGCCACTTTGCGGGATGCCGCACATATCGGGCACTCTCCTCCGTAGATTTTTATGGGAGCATGGCCAGAGCGGCACCATGAAAATAGAATTTCTACTTGTTTGCCATCAGGTTTCTTACTCACTTCAACTCCATTTATTTCGAATTTTCACTTGAGCCAGGGCAGATCATCGTGAGTACGGCCGTCCAGGACCCGGCCGGCTTTTTTCTTGCTGGTCGGATGCATGACATAACAATCATGCGGGGGCTGCCCGTCAATGATCCGATAGTTACGATCGCACACCTGCCATTGATAACCGTTTTCCCTTAGTAATATATGCGGCTGGTCCAGACATGAATCTTTGAGGTAATCATCCTCGCAGTAAAACCAGCAGCCTGGTTTGTATTGCCCCCATTGCTTAAAATAAAAGGGCACGCTGGCAGTTGCACATTGATCTCTGATCGAACGGACCCAGGCGGGATGAAGCGGGCGGGCTCCGGGGCCTGACTCGCCGCCGAGGATCACGGCGTCGATTCGTGGGGCATTTACTCTATAACCCCCCGAAAAATCATATCCAAGAATCCACGAGGGCTTCAATTTAATCGCCCCCAGCATCGGCTCGATTGACAAGCCTTTATTCCCGGGGATCTGGAGTATCTTTGGAATGTTTCTATCTGCCTCATCCTGATTACAGATGGTGAGGATATGCCAGATGTGATCCCGGCCTTTATAAGATTGCAGAAATGATTTCTGAAAATAGGAAAGCAGCCGATCGGCCCTTTTTGTTAGGTTCAGATAAATGTGTCGATCGCAACCATGCATTACCGAATATGCGTCGGCGATGAATGCATCTGGAACACCCTCATGGAATAGATCGTTGAGAATAAAAAATACGGTAGGCTGTTTTGTCTTGAGCGGCAGCTCGAGGAGACCCTCGCGGATCCTAACCTGGCCGTTGAATTTCAGGTCTGAATTTACGAGGCCCCTTTTCTTCTCTACATTCTTAATCCTCGGATTTGCAGAAAGCCGGTTGGTCCGCCTGGCACTCCAGCAATGGATACATCCTGGCGAGCAGGGAGTGCATCCTTCGGTGAGTTGCCAGAATTTATCCCAATAGATATCGCTCCCAGGTTGCATAACGACCCTCCGAAATGAGAAAAGGAATCAGATTTTTGAAATTCAGGATTCATAATATTTTCTGCCTATCGACTCCGCTGCGGCCATGAGCTCTTTGCTTGATGCTTCTATCGCTTTATTTTCGAGCGCCTTTTGCCTGAAAAATGATGTGATCTCAAAACGCGGCAGCTGGCCCTCCAGGTTTAACCATTCCCGCCTAAGACCGATTTTGATTGCAAAAATTACAAGCTCTGCGACGCTTAAGTCGCTGGTCATGAAGTACCAGGACCTGCCTTTCTTAAAATCAGGTGAACAGTCGACCAATATAGCCATGATGATCACCTCCTGAAAAAAGCCGGGAGTTTGACTGGACAGACAAGAACCCCAAATCTTATCCACGGCAGTTTGCTATAGCGGGTATGTATCCAGCACCTTCTCCCGGCCATTTTGGTAGCGGGGGAGGGATTCGAACCCTCGACCTTCAGGTTATGAGCCTGACGAGCTGCCTGGCTGCTCTACCCCACAACGCGAATGCGGGAAGGCAAAGTGGGGTGCCTTTCATTACCTTTCTGTTTCTCCCACCGCCTCCGGATGGCATTAAGGTAAAGGGCCTACTATGGAGGGTCGACCTTTCCCACCTTCCCGCATATTCATCTGAAAGAGCCTGATCTGTGGTCCCGGGGCCTTCCTACCCCGGGACCATTGGCGATCGCTCGCCGGCGCTCTCTAAAAATCTTAGATATTCAACCGAGCAATCAGGAAGCTCGTTCCGAAATAAAAGAAAGAGAAATCCACCAGGCAAATACAGAAAATATCCAGAGCTCCCTCGCTGCTCAAAAGTATCTCTTCCCAGGTAGAGTTCTCGACGAAATCCCGGAAATTCCGATATTGCCTGTATTCCGCGATGAGCTTCCGAACCATCTTCAACCTCCGCTTCTGGGAATTATTCCGCCCCGATCGATGTACTTTTTAAGTGTCTGCTTTTTCCCCTTGGCCAGATCCCGGCAGGCCCGCTTGAATTCCGCCCTGTCGTGAGGGGAAAAGGGGATGACATTCGCCGGCGAGGTATCTCTGATATTGAATGTGCTGATGATCCGATCGAGTTTTTCCTCGATTCGGTTGAGCTGCGCGCGTTCGGATTCTGACAAAATACCGGCAGAGGGAAAGGAGGGAATCAAACCCTCTTCCGGTCCATTACCGGAATTAATGCGGTCATGGGGGAGTCCCGATTTCATTTGCGAGAGATCCCCTCCTTGGCTTTCTGTATAAATGAGGCCACCTGGCGGATTAAGTGCCAGGCTTCTTTTTCAATCTTTGCGTATTCCCGGGCCGTGATCTTACCGTCGGCCAGGGCCAGGGAGGCTTCCTGGGAAAGGTGTCCAAACTCGGTTATCGTCTTGAGAAGCTCATTCGAAACTTCAGCGAGTTCGACCGAGCCCTTTGACATGAAGATCCCGATTATGTCGAACTTCTCATTGAGGTATTGAATGGGTGCGCAGGCATCCTCGCGGGGATTTCCCATTTCAAGGCTTTTCTGAATTACTCCCTCGATACGGTCCAAGGGATTGTATGCTCCGGAGTCGGTATAATCTGTCGACGGTTCCTGCCATTTGTTGATCAATGAAGTTGAAAGGCCCAGCCGTTTGGCAAATTCAACAGTTTTACCGTTTATAGCCTTTTGAATCGCCTCAAATGATTGCATTGATCCTCCCAAAGAGGCCGCCGTGCTTTGCCCCGGGGGCGGCCATCCCGGGGGAGGTATGAGAAGGCTCAGGCAGAAACAATCGTTACAAAGCAACCGCAAATCCGTAATTGAAAAAGCATACTTATACCCGCTATATGAGGCCAAAATTTAGAGTTGTGATAAGGCCCTTACCCGTGATAGATGGACTAAAATTAATTTTATTCATTGACGGCTTTAGGCTCCTCTTGATCTGGCCAGAGCTCGCTGATTGGAATGCCGAGCTCACGAGATATGGCTTCCTGTATCCTCTGGGATTTCTCGAAACCAGCAGCCACAACAGCGACTGTGATCCGGGAGACCCCGAGCTTCTCAGCAAAATGGTCATAAGTTATGCCCTTGAGCACCATGTGGGCGTAAACTTTATTGTTTTTGTATTCTTTACGGCTCATGTTGATACCCTGGAGGTTTCATGGTCGACATTTTTTCGGATGAAAAACTCGAGATCACGTGCCCTGAGTGCCACCGCAAGTTTAAGGAGACGATCGGAAGGCTTAAGAAGGCAAAGAGCGTCACTTGTCCTGGTTGCGGGAAAGTTTTCGGATTGGAAAATACCTCCCTCAGAAAGGAAGTCGAAAAAGTAGACCGCCGACTCCGGGAACTGAACAACCAGATCGCAAAGCTCGGAAAATAAAGAGATTAACTCCTGAGACATTTCTATTTTGAGCTTGATCATGACGGGCACTTGCTGTCTCCTTGGTGTTTGCTAAAATGTAATTTAGATGGTCAATAATTCGGATTGCGAAGTTTGTCAAGTGAAAAAATCGGATAGCGAAATAATTTATACGGAAACTCCCGGGTCCCGAATTAAAAGAATTCGGAAAGAAAGGAATTTGAACCAAAAGGAATTCGGTGAAAGTATAGGAATATCGGGCAATTATCTGTCAGATATTGAAAATAATAAAGTATCGCCAGCTGCGCCGCTCCTATTAGCAATAGAATATCGCTATTCGATCATGACTGACTATATATTATCGGGTACCGAACCAAGGGAAATTGTCCGCAAAGAACCTGCCAATTACGATATTCTAAAATCAAACGATTTGCTTTCAGCTGCCCATAAGGTCCTGACAAGCGGCAATAAGATGGCATCCGAGGCCCTGGAGAAGAATATCCGTTATTTCGCCCACGCAGTAGAAATGGAGAAAAGAGTCGAAAATCTCGAAGAAAAAGTGAAGCTCGTAGATAAGCTTCAGGAAAAAATGAAAAAATTGGAGGAGTTTATTAAGGCCAAGGACCCTTGCGAAACCGGGTCCGGCCATTGCGACGCGCCCGGTTTACTGGAATATTCCAAAGAAAAGATCAATTTATAATTTATCATAGCAGGGCAATACATTAATTTCTGTCCAAGAGTAAATATGGTCTTTATTACAGGACCTTAAGAGGTAAATTTCAATGAGGAAATTTAACTTTATTCTTATTTTGAGCATCAGCATAATATTTTTTCTTTTGAACTTTCAATTAGCAGAAGCCCAAAATTTAAAGGATGTGATTAAGGCTTTTAAAAAAACTGAAATAGTCACAAAGACCAGTAACTCTGGGAAAGATTTTTTGGCTGCTTACACGGATGCTAAAACAGAAGCGGAAATGTATTTTGATAGCTCAGGAAAAAAAAATCCTAAAATTGTAAATTCAATAAAGAAAATCTGCCTTGCTTATGATTGGGCCGTTTCATTATGGAAATTAAAACAGGCTCGCACTCCATATATTCACCAGGATGACAATCTCGTTCAGTCTATTTATAAAGATTTTCCCGACTCAAAAAATGCCTTAAAAGGTACTATTCAATTGGATGAAGCCATTAATTGGATGTATTTTGAGGCAGAAAAAGAATTGAGAAATTTAAATAAGAGAAAATGACCGTACGGCGCCGCGGCCAGAAACTAGTCATCGATTATTACCCCGAGGGACGTAAGGGCTCGCGTAAATGGGTGACCCTGGATGAGCGCATCCAAGACGAGGCGATCGCCCGGGAGATCGAGGCCGAGCTCAAGAAGGCCGCCCGGGAGCCCGAGGAACTCGAGCTACAGCCGGCCATGCTCATCAGCGAAGCCTTCCCGGAATATCTGAAGTGGTACAAGCTGCACCGAGCCGAGAAATCCTGGGAGGATATCTCCTATTGCTACAACCGTAGTATCGAGCGGATCCTGGGCGAGGTCGTCATCAAGGATATCAACCTCCACCACATCACCCTTTACAAAACCATGCGCAAGGCCGAGAAGGTGACTGCCAAGAGCAAGGCAAAGGGGATCCACCCCGTGCGGGACCTTTCAAACCGCACGATCAACAAGGAGCTGAGCTACATCTCGGGCTTCCTGCGCTGGTGCAAGGACAAGTACGGGATCACCCACCGGCCCTTCCAGGTAGAGAGCCTGCCCTATAAGCGGCCGATCCCGATGCCTCTCACCTTTGACGAGTGCATGTCGATCCTGGAGGCCGCCGAGCCCATCTATAAGGGCTTTTTCCTGTGCCTCTTTATCTTGGGCCTCAGAAAGAGCGAGGCGCGCAACCTGAGCCGCGAGGACATCGACCGCTCGAACATGACCATCACCGTACGGCAAAAGGGAGGATCCTACAAGGTCCTGCCAGCCAGCGAGTTACTCATCGAGGTCCTCGACAGAATCAATCCTCAGGTGAAGAAAGGGCCCATCTTCCTGAACACCAGGCTAAAGCCGCCGCGGCCGATCCTCAATTACCGTAAGGCGCTCATCCGAGCCGCGAAAAAGGCCGAGATCAAAAAGAAGGTGACCCCGCACATCTTCCGGCATTCGATCGCCAAGTACCTTATGGACCATGACGTCAACATGCGTATCATCCAGCAGTTCCTGGGACATTCCCGGATCTCAACGACCGAGTATTATACCCAGGTCTTCATGGACAACCTGCGCTCGGCCGAGGCCCTCATCACGGCACGGATGCAGGCTTTTTATAGTCATAAAAATAAACAGTGA